GTGAAGAAATTATGAATTTAATTTATAAGCAAAATGGCAATGAAACTAAAATAGAAAGAGTTTCTAGGAAAATACAAAAAGATAAATTTTCTGCACTTTTATATGGTTTATGGTGGATTTATTTAGAGGAGAAAAAAAATAAAATTCGTAAACGTCCAACTAACATCTCCCCTTCATCATATTTCGCAATAGCAAATAAATCATCAAGAGCAAGAAAATAGATTGTAAATATAATTATACATATATACTATCACTATACATACTATTCTATACTATAAATAATCAGAAAGGAGGTTTAAATTGTCAGATCAAAACAACCAACAAAACCTCTCCCCTACCCTATTCTCTTTAAAAAAATCATGGGAATCAGCTAAAAACTTTTCCCTATCAAGAATAGGTGTTTTATTTAAAAATAAACAAAAGAAATTAAATAATGTAACTATTGATAAAATAAAATTATGGCTTGCTAATCCACAAAAATACCAAAATGAGATACTTGATTTATCAGATAATTTATATGCACCTGAAGGAATCTATAAAGTTTTAGTCAATTTAACTACAAATATGGCAACATTAGATAATTATCTTCAACCTGATTTTTACACAATGCAAAAATTAAAAGAAGAAATTAATAATCAAACTTCAAAAGAAATGTCTGAAGAAGAATCTCAAGAAGTAATAAATAAACTTTTAAAAAATTTTAATAATGAATTTAATACTGTTAGAAAATATATTGATAATATAGATATAAAGAAAACAGGACGTAGAATTATAGAAAGTTTGGTTAGATATGGTGCTTATTGTGGTTTTGAAAAAAATGACGGTAATTTTCCTTATCTATGGGATTTGCCTATAAAATATGTTAGATTATATTCGATAAAAAACGGACAATACGTAGTAGAATTTAACTTCAAATATTTTGAAGATTTAAATAGAGATAATGAATTATCTGAATTTGCATGGGATATTTATCCTGATGAATTTAAAATATTATATAATAAATATAAAACTAATTCAGATAGATTAAGATATCCAGAATGGCAACCTTTACCTAGTGATAAAGTATGTTGCATTAAATTAGGTGGAGATAATGATACTTTCTTTTTACCATTGTATAGTCAATTGTTTACTGAGTTATTTTTATTAAATGATTTAGTTGATGAAGAGATTGAAAATTCTAGGGATCAAAAATTAAAAATGGTTTCCATTAATTTTCCAACAGATCAGGAAAGTGGCATACCTCTCGTAGAACCAGATGTTGTGTCATCTTGGGTTTCTACTGTCGCAGCAAATTTGCCCGACTCGGTCTGTGTGGTGGGGAGTCCTTATAAATTAGAAGAAATTTCTTTTAAAAGTGTACAAAATGAAAAAGAAAATTTGGCAGAATTTGCAAAATCAATGGCATATATGCAAGCTGGAGCAAATCCTTTACTTCTTGGTGGTTCAAGTACAAATTCTTCAGTAGGTATTACACAGAATTTAATATATATTCAATCTGTTGTATTCTCAATGCTTGATAAGATTCAAAGTTGGTTTAACTATCGTATTAGCAATGTTAATCTTAGAAAGAAATATACTTTTAGATTAAATATATGGAAAACAACTTGGTATAATCAACAAGAAATTTTTGATAGAGAATATAAATTAACTTCTATTGGTGGATCATTGAATGTTATTACTAGCATTAATGGACATAACGCAGATGATTATAATAGCACATTAGACTTTGAGAATCTAATTAAATCAAAAGACACATGGCGACCTCCTCTAAATATGAATCAAGGTTCAAATTTAGATGACAAAGGTGGCCGTCCAAAAACAGATGACCCTAGCGACAATACCATAATCTCGCAGGATAAAGAAAATAATAATAGATAATAATTTAATTTAAGGAAGTGTTTAATTTGAAGCCTTTTTACTGCTATAGCAATAGACTTAAAAAGGAATTAATAGATATAGGCGAAAGATATATTGCTAGAACATTAAATGAAAATACAAATAAATATTGTTGGGTATTTCTTAGAACAGAAACATTATGTGAATATTTAACAAAACGTAAACAAGGACTGGTATAATAATCAGTTTTTTAATTTAAAATAATTTAATTTGGAGGATGATGATATTGAGAAAAACAGATTTTAACATAGTAAAACAATACATAGAAGAATTAGGTTATGAACTAATTAGTAAAGAATATTTAAATAACGCACAAAAATTAATTTTAAAAGATATTATTGGATATTATTATGTAATAAGTTTTAATAGTTTAAAAAGTGGCAGTATTCCATTATTTGTTCATAAAAGTAACCCTTATACAATACAGAATATAAAACTTTGGTGTAAATTAAATAATAAATCATTTGAATTATTGAGTGATATATATGAGAACGCACATAATAATTTACAATGGAAATGTTTAAAAGAAGAATGTAATGAAATATTTTATATGAATTGGAATAGTATTTATTCACAAAATCAAAATTGCTCATTTTGCTCAGGACATCAAATAGGTTTATCTAACTGTTTAGCAACTAAAAGACCTGATCTTGCAAAAGAATGGCATTCTATAAAAAATGGTAAATTGACTCCTTATGATGTTACTTGTGGAAGTCATGAGTATATATGGTGGCAATGTAGTAAAAATCCTAAACATGAATGGTATGTTATGATTAGTGATAGAGATAGAGGAAGAAATTGTCCTTATTGTTCTGGTAGATATGCCTCAGAAGACTATAATTTACTAGTTAATAATCCAGAACTTTGCGAAGAATGGAATTATAATAAAAATGAAAAAAGACCAGAAGAATATACACCTTTTAATGGGAAAAAAGTTTGGTGGTTGTGTAAAGAATGTGGGCATGAGTGGAAGGTATCTATTATAAATAGAAATAAAGGTTGGAAAACTGGGTGTCCTGAATGTAATAAATCAAAAGGTGAAAAAGAATGTAAAAGAGTTTTAATATCTAAAGATTTAATTGAAATTAGTCAAGATGATTATGATAATTTAATTGATAAAAATAAATATAATAATAATTATTTTATCCCACAAAAAGAATTTGAAGGTCTTATAGGTACTGGAGAGGGTCTTTTATCTTATGATTTTTATACACCTAAATTAAATCTTTTAATAGAATACCAAGGCGAACAACACGAAAAATATATACCTGGATTTCATAAATCAATAAAAGATTTTGAGAAACAACAAGAACATGATCGTAGAAAAAGAGAATACGCACAAAAACACAATATAAATCTACTAGAAATTTGGTATTGGGATTTTAATAATATAGAACAAATTCTTACTAAAGAATTAAACACTATATCAAATAATTTACAAAAAGTATCCTAATTTCTCACTAAAGGAGGTATTTAGTATTTGAAATTCATTCACTGTTTTTCAAAAGAATTAAAAAATAAATTACTTCAAAAAGGATTTAAACTATTGTCTCAGAACAATGGTTTTTTTATTTTTGAAAACTCCCCTACTATAACATTTGACTTTAAACAAATAGATAAAAAACAATTTGTTTTTAGTAATAAAATGATTTTTTAAAGGAGGTGAAAAATATTGTCAAAATTACAAGAATTACAAAATTTATCTCTTGCTACTACCTATGAAGTAGATAATAATTTTGATTCTGATAAAATTATCAAAATGAGGCTTAGAGTGTGCCACGACCAAATTAACCCAAATAGAAGCGAATTTGATGTTGAAAATATGGAGAAAACTAAAGATTCTATTAAAAATATACCAATATTAGCTAATGTAATATTTGACGAAGATGGTGCTCCACAATTCGGAGGACATGATATGGAGATTGAAGAAGACAAGGTTAATAATGGTGAATATAGAATAATATATAAAGAAACTCCAATAGGATTAGTTCCTGAGAATTGCAATCATACAATTGAAAAATTTAATGATAAAAATTATGTATTCTGTGATGCATATATTTGGAAAGAGTATTCAAATTATGCTCAAGATATTATTGAAAGAGATAAAGAAATTAAATTATCTATGGAGATATTGATTGATTCTTATTCTTACAATGCTAAAGATAAAGTTTATAATGTCACAGATTATAGATATCAAGGAATTACTTTTTTAAATAAAGATTTTGGCACTGGTATGGAGAATGCATTAGCAACAACTGGTAAATTTTCAGAAGATAATTTTAAAGAAAAGTTTATTATTATGATGCAAGAGTTGAAAGATACTCTTACTCAATATGATAATATAAATAATTCTATGGAAGAAGGAGGTAATGTTTTGGACGAACAAATCAAAGAGTTATTAGAAAAATTTAATTTTACAATTGATAACTTACCATTTGATATTGTAGGAATGAGTTTTGAAGATTTAGAAATTAAATTAAATGAATTTACTATTGAAAATGTTGAAGAAGTAATTGAAGAAATTGTAACAGAAGAATCTAATGAAGAAGTTGAAACGGAAACAGAAGTATTTGAAGAAGATACTGTTGTAGAGACAGAAAAATTTAAAAAAATATTTGAACTTTCTCATTCAGATATTAGATATGCATTATATCAATTATTATATCCTGTAGAATCAGCAGATAATGAATGGTATTTTATTGATCAAGTATTTGACAATCGTTTTGAGTATGAAAATTGGGAAGGAACAAAAATATATCGCCAAGAGTATAAAAAAGATGGTGATAATATATCTTTTGAAGGAGATAGAATTGAATTATTTCAAGAAAGACTTACCCAAGAGGAAAAAGCAGAATTGGATAAGATGAGAAGTAATTATTCTAAACTTCAATCAGAATTCAATTCTCTAAAAACAGAAAATGAGACACTTATTAGTTCAAATGAGATTCTTACTCAAACTAACACTTCCCTTCAAGAATTTAAATCTGAAATTATAAAACAGCAACAAGAAGCATTTGAAGCACAACAATTACAACTTAAAGCAGAATTAATTGAAAATTTCTCTAAAGTATTGACTATGGAAGAAATTAAATTAATAGAAGAGAAAAATTTATCTATAGAAGATATGGATAAAGAATTTAAACTTATGTATGCTTCAAAAGAATTGTCTGCAAAATTTGCAAAGAAAACTAAGAAAACTGATACAGAGATTCCAATTTTTAATTTTTCACTTAAGAAAAAAGAAGATTGGACTTCATTAATACCTAAGAAATAATAAAATAATAAAATTTAAGGAGGAATTGATTTATGGCTAATGTAAATAATGTAGTAACTGGTAGATATGGTATTGTAAATCTTCGTAAAGTGGCAGGTGTAAAAACAGGTGAACATAATATTCAATATGCTTTAAATGCAACTGATTTTGCTGCTACTGCTTGTCAAAATGGTTTTCTTTTAGAAGAAGAGCATTATACAAAAACTCTTGGTTTACCTGGTGCTGCAACTACTAGGGTTGGTTTAGTTGCATGTGTAGAAAAAATGTATGATGAAAGTGATATGTCTTTAGGTAATTTTAGATTAAATTTAAATGAATTTTTACCTAGAATTTATCGTTTGAAAATTGGTGATATGTTCGACACTAACAACTTTAAGTATGATGATGGAGATTATGCTAATTATGCTGCTATTGTAACTGCTATCACTGCTGGTACTACTGTATATGCATATCCTTCCACTAATGGTCAGATTGAATTAGAACCTATTCAAAATGCTAACGCAGCAATTGAATTACAAGCAACTAGAGTTGTAACTTTACCTGCTGGTGAGGCTGGATTAATGTTTGTCTGCACAAAAAGTTAAGTAGTGATAAATTATAAATATAATAATATTAAAGGAGGAATAATTATATTATGGAAAGAAAATACTTCGAGTTATCAATGGCTACATACAATAGAAATGATTCAGTAGTTGATGGTGTTACATATACTTCTGCTGAAAAAAACGAGGCATTGAGAAATGCTTTTAAAGATTTAGTGCCTGATGGTAAAAATAGATACAAAAGTTTTAGGAAAAATAAGAATGAGATTTTTGAGTTAGTTGAAGAAAATGTTGATGAAATTCTGCCAAAAAGAGTTGATGATGCTTATGGTGGTTTTGTTGAGTATCAGATTTTAGATCAAGGACAAAAACCTAAATTTAAGACTAAGAAAGGTAAAAGAGGTTTACTTAACTTTATTACCAAAGTTGGTTTGGGTGGTGTAATTGAAAGAACAAGATTAGATGTTGATTATATTAATATGACTATGGAAGCATACGGCGGTGCAGTTTATGTCGAATTTGAGCGTTTTTTAGACGGCGTTGTGGACTGGACTGATTTAATTAATGCTATCGTAGATGGTATTATGGAAAAAATCAATCTTCAAATTCAAACTACTTTAATTGCTTCATTCACTGGTTTATCTGCTAATATGAAAGTACAAGCTAATTCTTTTGTTCCTAGTCAAATGGGACAATTAATTACTAATGTACAATCTTATGGTGATAATGTAGTTATTTTCTGCACTCCTACTTTTGCAGGTACTATTGAAGAAACTCCTGGATTTGTGAGTGATATGGATAGAACTGAACGCAGAGAATTTGGTAGAATTGGTAAATTTAG